ACAAGACCCTAAAGGATATGAACGGTGCTATATACAATGATGACGGAACGCCATTCAGTGGTGTAATTTAAAACTGAAAAGAATATGATTATAAAATTCCAAATTGTGAAACAGGCTGTAGTGAACGCCGTGAAGACAGCCACCTATCTAAAAGGAAAGATAGACGAGGCATCGGACCCGAAGGCTGCAAAGCTTGCAGGACAGGAGATAGCCACGGATGACGAGGTACACGAAAGCACCCTCACGAAAGACTTTGACACTGCGCTGGAGATATTGAAGACCTTCTTCGTGGACTATCTGGTGGCTACGCCTCAGACCGTTGGCGACAATGTAATCTACTACGGCGACAAGACGGACGGCGTGGTGGAGTTTACACTATCTGTCTCTAGACGATACAACGGAACGCTGACCGATGCGCTGGCTAGACTCTCGGCAAAATATGTAGAGGACTACATGATATTCCAGTGGTGGCTTAAAACCACCAACCTGAAACAAGCTGAGCCTTATCAGGCGGCACTCGGCGTGGATGAGCAATCCATCAGAAAGTGCTTCGTGATGAGCGGTCCGATACTGCCAACGGTGCCCTACCCAACCGAGTTGACAGCCAAGGTGAACGGCGAAGGCGTGGAGGGAGAGATAACCCTGGAGAAGGGAGAGGAAGCTACCCTATCCTACTCGCTGAACAGCGGTGCCATCGACGACATAGAGGCAAGGAGCGAGAACCCAAGCATCGTGGAGATTCACAGATGCAGGGAGCGCAGGGCTTTCACCCTTGTGCCCAAGAACACAGGATTTTGCAAGGTGCAGCTGTGGTCCAGGCACAGCGACAAGCTGAACTTTGATTGTGACGTAATCGTAACAGAGGAGGAAGGATATGACGGAATTTAACTCATTGCACCCGATGCACTTTGATAGAGAGCGAGGATGGGAACCGGTGTCCAACCCATTCTTACCTCGCCCACCCAGACCTGCGCACCGATATTTTGATAAGCACATCTTCATCTATGCCAACCAACTATGGTATGACATAGATGCAACGACAAGTCTTGTGGGAAGAAACAGACGTGGCAACCAGACGAGCCAAGAGGAAATGGTGCCAACGAGCGAGAACGACCAAGAGAGACCGATGTTCTACCGATGGTTTGACAAATACCTACAGAAAGCAGAGTCTGTTCTGTCGGCTTACGTGATGAAACCAGAGGGCAGAGTGAGAGACAACGCCTTGAAGGAATGGGAAGAGAAGGAAATATGGCTGAGGATGCCCGACTACTGGGACGATACAAGGTTAGACAGCTTGGTGTCAGCCATCCACGACTACATCATAGCTGGCGCACTCTTGGAATATTTCAAGCTGACCCTCACCAGCAAAGACCCACTGACGGTAGACAAGGCAACGGACCTAGAGGATGCTGAGCTGGAAATGATAGACTGCGCCAACGCAACCAAGGCAGGGGCTATGATACATACCCTCAAGCCATTTGGATAATGTAAAAAAATATAGCTTATGGAAGATTTCGAATACCAGACCGTAAGGGAACTGCAGAAGGAAAGGGCTGAAAAAGCCAAGAAAATTCTGCCTGTCAACAAGAGCGCACAGAAGGAGTTCTTGCGAGACCTCTTGGCTCGACACCAAGAACGGTTTGAGGAAAAGATGATAGAGCTGTCGGAATACGACCCCAAGACATACTGCACCATCTACGCCAACCTGATGAAGCACATGATACCAAAGCAGAGCGAGGTAAGCGTGACGCATGGGCTGGACGAGGACTTCAAGCAGTTGGCAGCCCTCAGCATGACAAAGGTGGGCGACGACAAGACGCTGGGTGTGACTACATCTCCACAAATACAAGACGTGGACTTTGAGGAACTAAACGATTTGGCGCATGGCACTGGTAACTGACAAAGAAATAGACGACCTCGTAGCCGAGAACCGAAGACGGTATGACGAGATATATGGCACCTACGACCCATGGACTGGCGAAAACTGCTACGACATGGAACATAGGGAGCTATTGGAGTTGCCAGACTTCATGATCAAGAAGATGTGGGTACCAAGGGAGTGCATGCGTACCTTATTATATAGGGGACTGAGACAGGTGGGCAGTCTGAAAGAATACATCATACAGGTGTGGGGCAAGGAGTATAACGAAAAAAGCTACTACACCAAGCAGCTCATCATGGTGCTGACCTTCGAAATCATGAAGGTGAGATTCAGGGAAGACCCCGAGTTTGCGCTGTATGCGACCGACAAGATAGAAGACAAGGTGACAGGTAACATGATACCCTTCAAGCTGAACTATCCACAGAGAAAGCTATTGAAGATATTCGAGGACCTGCGCACAAGCGGAGCAGCCATCCGAGTAGTCATATTGAAGGCTCGTCAGTGGGGAGGCTCTACCCTAACCCAGCTCTACATCAAGTGGCTGCAAGACTTTAGAAGAGACGGATGGAACGCCATCGTGCTGGCACAGCAGAAGAACACGGCGAAGAAAATCAAGGCTATGTACCGAAAGGCATTGGAGAATCAGCCCGGTTGGACGCTCGGACACAGCGGTGCCAAGCTACAATTCTCGCCTTATGAAAACTCACCAGACGATTTCCAAGTGACGGACGGCACGAGAGCCATCAGACGAAGCACGCTGACCGTGGCATCCTTCGAGAATTTCGATAGCGTGCGTGGTAGCAACTTCCACTGCGCCCACTATTCGGAGGTGGCTTACTGGAAGAAGACTCCCGAGCACGACCCTGAGGGCGTGATTTCGTCTATCTCGGGTGGTATCAGAAACCAAGAGGACAACTTGGAGGTGTTTGAGAGCACAGGCAAGGGTAACTCAGGATTCTTCTACGAGAAATGCCAACTAGCCATGGACCCGAAGAACAACGATGCTTACTCGTTCCTCTTCATCCCTTGTTTCTTCATCGAGCACGACATGGAGGATGTGAAGAACGAGAGAGCCTTTGCCAAGTGGCTCTTGCAGAACAGAGACAAGAGCACAAACCCGAAGGGCTACCGAGAGACAGGCAAGTTCTTCTGGCGAATGTGGGAGAAGGGAGCTTGCTTCCAAGCCATCGAATGGTACAGGAACTTTAGAAACAAGTTTACCACACATGCCTTCTGCGCCACCGAGGCACCAGTGGACGAGGAAGATGCCTTCCGTAACTCTGGCAACTTGGTATTCAACCCCTATTCTATTGATGATTTGCAGAAGAAATACAAGCGTGAGCCTCTGTATACTGCCGACATCATGGTGAACACGGCGGTGAAGAACGAGCAGACCATCAACAAATCGAAGATAGACATCAGAACGGACGGCATGGGCGACTTGAAGATTTGGGCGGTGCCGAACGTGCTGCAAGTGGAAAACAGATACGTGGTGAGCGTGGATATTGGTGGCAAGAGCTCAACATCGGACTATACGGTGATGACTGTGATAGACCGCTTCGGCATGATACCAACCATCAAGGGCAAGCCTAGGGTGGTGGCTAGATACAGGGGACACGTAAGACACGACAAGTTGGCGTGGATGGCGGCAGCACTGGCTCACTACTACGATGACGCACTCTTGGTGATAGAGAGCAACACTGCCGACCGAGAAAAAAACAACAACACGGAAGGCGACCACTTCGGAAGCATCCTGAACGAGATAGCAGACTACTACGAGAACCTGTATCAGCGCACCACTAGCCCAGAGGACGTGACGGACGATGTGCTGGCTAAGTATGGATTCCAGACCAACAAACTGACGAAGGGATGGGTAATCGACAACTTGGAGCAGTTTGTAGACGATATGTTATGGGACGAGCCAGACAAGGAAATGTATCATGAGCTGAGAATCTATGAGCGACACGATGATGGCAGCCTCGGAAACATCGTAGGAAACGGCAACCATGACGATGTGCTGATGAGCACTGCCATCGGCTTGTGGGTGAGCGCCAACGACATGGAGAAGCCAAGGTGGAAACAGAAGGAGAAACATAGCAGCGGTGGTGACGGCGTGCATACGGCTGCAAAAATATAACAAGACAATGGAAAGAAACGTAGAAAGAAAGACATTGAGTTTCGGCAAGGGCATGACAAACGTGCCCAGCGACCTAATGAGCGACGACTCGGAGCTGCTGGAGAGTGACGGATTCATCTATAAGGATGGAGGAATGAAGCCAATACAGAAGCCTAAGGCGGTAGATGGCATTTTCGACCTTCTATATATCCACAAGGGTGCCGACTACAGGAACTATGTGATGCTGAGGGATGCGGGCACTAGCAAGAGCCTTATCTTCAGTGGTAGCTTGGAGGACGGAAAAGTAGACCCTAACTTGTGGCAAAGCTTCGACATCACGTATAATGTGCTTGATGTGAAGAGCGTGGGAAACACCGTAGTGATAGCTACGAACGAAGGAATAGCTTATTTCCTGTACAAAGGAGGGAAATACAAGGAGCTTGGAACAGATTTGCCTAGACCAAGCTTTACGCCTTACTTGCTTGGCGGATCTGTTGGCTTAGGTGGCACTACTTCATGCGATCTAAAAGAGATTATTGATTCGTCGGAAAAATCAGCATTATACAATACAGATGGGAGTTTTGCAAAAGTTGTAGAACCTTCGGAAGATGAAGGCTTGACAAACAAAACCTCATATTATAAATATACTCCAAAAAATGATGCGGAAAAGGTCAGTACCTTTCAGACCGCGGTAAGAGGGCACGCTGCTGCTGTTATATCAAAAGCTAAAGAATTAGGGTATTTTCTGTTTCCTTTTTTTATAAGGTATGCCTTGAAGCTGTACGATGGGAGCTATGCGAGGATTTCCGCTCCTATACTATGTTACCCAACCATCAATAGAAATTGCAGGTATGTGCCTGTCTGCTACGATGAGAATATCAAAAACTTTAAAGAAACATCAGGTGATACTCGTAATTTTAACATGTATCCTTATTATGCAAAGTTAAGATTTGAAGCTAGCATAGAAGATATAGAAAACTGGAAAGACATAGTAAAGGAATTGGTGGTTTTCGCCTCAGATGAAGTGATGCCTTTTTATATAGATGAAGACTGGAAATTTTCTTCCGTTGAAGAAGTGAATGGAGAGTACTACTATAGTTTTATAAATGCGAGACAAGCTTACGCAATTGAAAATCCATTTCCTGGAGCCACAGCTATACAGAAACCAGTATTTGCCTTTGATAAGGACAGCTATCCTGCCAGAGAGGTGCTAATGCCGAAATACAAATCAGACTCAGAAATTATCAGCGAGTTAAAAAGCAAAACGCAGTTCTATAAATTATTTTCTATTGGCACGGATTCGTCATATTATCTAGGGGCAGGTGCAAAAGACGCTCCTATCCCAATACATACAATAGAAAATCTTACAACGCAGGAGCAACTAAAGGTAGATGACTACTATGGTTGGTCCAAGTTAGTATCTCAAAACATATATGTGTACAACAAAAGACTGAATATGTTTAATATCAAGAGATACCCATTTAAAGGATTCAATCTGTTTCATGATGACATACAGGCATATAATGCTAATTTCAAATTTTCATATTACGTACATATCGTTTCCGATAGCATGGATTGTTGGGTTAAGTCTGACGAAATGGATGAGCTTGTACCTGACGCAGCCAATGCGTGGTTATACTACCCTGACCCAAACGCAACGGAAATGATTGTATGGGACAGCGTAAGCAACAAAGGTATGCTTTTGGAATTACATCCACACCCGATGCTAAACGGCGCATATAGTTTTAACAAATTGCCTACAGATGACACTTTCGTTCCTTCTGACGATGTGAAAATTCCTACAGTAGACACAACTGCCCATGAAACAATGGACTCGCAGATTTTTACCTCGGTGGTGAACAATCCATTTTTGTTTGAGGCTTCGGGCGACAACACCGTGGGAACAGGAAAGATACTGGGAATCGTGGCTAATACGGAGGCTGTGAGCCAAGGACAGTTTGGACAATATCCATTGATCGTGTTCACAGACGAAGGCATATATGCCATGGGGGTGACATCGGAAGGTCTCTATGGCAGCGTATATCCTATATCAAGAGAGGTCTGCAACAACGTAGACAGCATCACGCCGACAGACAGACTGGTATACTTTACATCAGATAAAGGGCTGATGGCTATATCTGGAGGAACGGCGGCGACCGTGAGCAGGGTGATGAACGGAAGGACCCCAAGGAACTTTGCCGAGAAACAGCATGAGGGATTCCTGAACTTCTTAAAATCTTGCATCATCGCTTACGACTATCGTGACTCCATGCTGAGGATATTCAAGAAGAGCAATGGATTTGACAAAGACGGCGAGATTGACGAGAAAGAGAAGGACTACTATATCTACAATATAGCAGACGGTACTTTCGGGATGAGCACGATAGGCGTCCCCATCAAGTCGGTGACGAACGACTATCCAGACAACGTGATACAGGACATCGCCCTTGGTATCTATACGCTGACAGGAAAGCCAGACATCAACGATGACGAGGAGAAATATAGCGGACATATCACGACAAGACCGCTGAAACTGGGCGGTAGCATGACGTTGAAAAGCCTGAGAGCCATCAAGAACTTGGCGGATACGGATGAGGGAAAGCTGAGTCTGGAAATATGGGGAAGCAACGACTGTAAGCACTGGTGTCAGTTGCATTCTTTGGGGGGCAAACCTTGGAAATACTTTACCTTCAAATATACATTGAAGGATTTCAAGGCTGTGGACTCGTTTGCTGGCAGCATCGTTGAGGTACAATCGAGAAGAGAAGACAAGATGAGATAAATACTTTATATTCTTTTCATAAGCTAAGTTGATAACATAAAGAAGGCGGCTACTCGTGATGAGCAGTCGCCTTCAAAACATAGTAACTAACTAAAACCTTAAAACTTATGAAACATATTAAGAAGAAATCCTACAAAATATCCTATTATGAAAGCATATAGATGAAGCAAACCATTGACATTCGGAATCAGCATCGTGATGAGAATGAACGGCATCGCCTTCTTGGAGGCTTCAAGCCATCTCCCTGTCTTGCCCCACATGATACCGAAGACAGCGAAAAGAAATCCTGAGAGTCCCATCGTGGAATCGCCTACGTACATCGGTAGGAAGCTGGCTGCTACGGCTACAATGAAAGCCAAGAGCGCAGACATCTTATTTCTGATGCCCCAAAGTACCATCAGATTGACGGTAAGATGAAAAACGTTCGCATGACAGAAACTGTATGCTATATGATTCCACCATGGACACCCAGCATAAAAACCAACATGGAGGAAATATCCTGCAAGGCAAGCAATGCTAATGGATAGCTTTGGCTTCCAGTTTCTGCTTGCGCAGTTCCATATCCCTGTATTCCTTTCCATATCGCTTGCAATTAGAAAATATATCCTCTACGGTCCTCGGTGACAAAAAGAATTCTGGCGCAGGCTCACCAACCAAGAAGGTGCAGATGAAGTAAAGCGACTTGCCGATGAACTCCTTGCGCTGAGACAACTCCTGAAGCCGATTGAACAACGAATAGTACATTCTCCTTCTGGGAGGTGACATCACATCGACCGTGGAGGTATCGCCCATCACCATCTTGCGCAGTTTCTCGAAAGCTTGTTTTGGGCTGACGTAGTATCTGGGCGCAGGATGGGCAGAGACTTTAATCCACGCCTCTCTCTGGGAATGGCATCGGGGCGCAACGTCACGATATGCCATCATCAAATCCTCTCGCTGCCGAGCACTCAAGTCAAAATTGGTTTTCGTCATAAGATAGCCTTTAAAACATGCTGCAAATATACTATTAATTTAGAAATAGTCCAAATAAAATAGTATTCTTTAACTTTTTGCCACAAAAGATTGCGTGTTTGTAAGATTTTTATTAGCTTTGCAACAGTTTAACAAACAAGAACTTGCTTTTCTAAGAAATTAGTAATTAAATCAACATACGAAAAATCAAATTAAAAGATTATGAGAAGAAGACAAGAAGACCCTCTCACCGAAGAGGAGCGGCAAGACGTGAAGCACGAATTGCTGCGCAGGAAGATTTATCATTTTTACGAGCATCTATCAAGGTGGGCACCCCTGCTGTTGATGCTGTGGCACTGGTATGGCGTGATGGACTACAGTAGACATCCACGACCGACTATCCTAGACACCGAGGACAACGGGAGCTGCATCATCTGGATGTATACGCTATGCTATGTGTACATGCCATTCGCCATGATACCTGTGAGCTATTTCTTTCACTGGTGCTGGATATTCAGAATACCCTTCTACTATTTCATCGGGATCAGCGTGATAAGGTTTGGCTACCAACACTGGCTGATAACCCCGGAGCAACTAACCATGCACTATATACTAATAATATTAACTATAACAACTTACGCTTATGGACTCACAAGCATTGCTATCAAAGGCAAGAAATGCTGTCAGGATGCTGGAAAATGACGAATGCGGACTAGACGGCATACAGAGAGAGGCAGCCATGAGGTGCCTAGACTATTACATGAACGGCAACAGCCACTTTACGGAGTTGTCTGCCAGAGGCTGCATCGCCCAGATGTATTACTACGAGGGTGACACGAAGAAGGTGTTTGCCCCCTACTTCGACTACAAGGAGATAAGAGACGAGTATGAGAAGGTGAAGGACATGATACCCGACTACAATATGTGGGACTACGCCGTGACGATGAACCTAGCCTACTCGAACCATTGGGAGGTGGTGAGGAAATGGACGAAAAGCAAAGAGAAGCTTACGGAGAGGATGAGCGAGCTGGCTGTAAGTTTTCTTTGCGACGAGGACACAGCCCACCCTTGCGATAAAATTTTCTGGTACATGAACAGTTAGACGGAAATACGGAAGAACGTATCGAAAACACGCCTATCTTTGTCGGCATTAATCAAACATCAATGGTATATGACAGAGATAATTCATACTTTCCTACAGGAGCATCTATATAGAGCTGCGCTAATCATCGCACTCTGCATGGGTGCTCTTGTTGTATCTATGGCAGTAGACTTATTCTTCGGCATAAAAAAGGCGAAGGAGAACGGCGAGGCTACGACCAGCAGAGGATTTAAGAAGACTTGCGACAAGGCAAGAAAGTATTTCTCACCCTTCATGGTGGCTGTGTGCATCGATTTGATAGCCTGCACGGTGCTTCCGTTCCCTGTGTTCTCGATGATATGGGCAGGATATTGCGTGTTCTGCGAATTTGTGAGCGTGAGGGAGAAATCTTGGCAAAAGGCTGAGATAAGGAAACAAGAGCGTACGGTATCGATACTCCTAGAGAACAAAGACGATTTGGCGAAAGCCATGTTCGAGATAATGAAACAAGCGAAGGAGGAGGAAAAGGCATGAAGGTGACGAGAGAACAGATGCTAGCCATCATCGGTGATGGGCAGCGAACCGATTACTTCCTGCACTACATCAATGCCTGGGCTACTACATTCGGCATCAACACACCGCTGAGGATGGCGCATTTTCTTGCACAAGTGTGCCATGAGACCAATGGATTTAAGCTGCTGCGAGAGGTAGGAAAACCTTGCTACTTCAACAAATACGAGCAAGGAAAGCTTGCCAAGATGCTCGGTAATACACAGAAGGGGGACGGAACCAAGTATAAGGGCAGAGGGTTGTTGATGCTGACCGGTAGAGCGAACTATGAGGCTTATCAGAACTCAGGCTATTGCACTGGCGACATCATGACTAATCCAGAATGGCTAGAGAAGCCTCTGGGGGCAGTGAAGAGTGGTATGTGGTATTGGTGGAAGAAGGGGCTGAACGCTCTCGCCGACAAGGACAACATCCTAGGTGTTACCAAGAAGATAAACGGCGGTACCAATGGGCTTGACAGCAGAAAGAAATGGCTTGTGAAATGTAAAAAGGCTTTGGACGTATGAAATGGTATGACATTAGAGTTTGGAAATGGTTGTGCATCGGACTGGTCGTAGGACTAGTGCTGCTAGCGTTGGCAGGATGCAAAAGCAAGGAGTATATCATGGTGCCCGAATATCATACGGAGTATGTTTGCAGGACCGACACTTTCCATAAACTGGATAGTGTTATCCTGAAAGATTCGGTGTATGTGTATCAGAAAGGCGATACGGTATATTATAACAAGGTGGCGTATCGGGACAGATGGCACAATATATATAAGGTGAAGACTGATACTTTCATCAAAAGAGATTCGGTATCGGTGCCCTACCCTGTGACTAGGGAACTTACCAAGAACGAACTGAGACTGATGACGCTCGGAAGATTGTTTGTCGGATTTTTGTTCTTGGTGGTGATAGCGATGGGTGCAGGTATCTGGTGGTATCACAATAAGAAGTGCTAGCTTATGGCAGAGATTTCTAAGGAGCTGGAGGCGATTGATTCTCTTCTGATGGAGTTTCACGACCGCATTCAGAGTGGAAGATGCTTCTCTACGAAGCTTCAAAACCAGCAGATGCTATCGTTTCTCCACATGATCGCCAACAAGGATGAGGGGATGAGTTTTGCCGAGGCTTGCTCTTATACTAGGATTCCTTCTTCTACTTTCAGAAGGTTGGTAAAGGAAGGAAAACTGCCTGAGGGCAAAAAGCGCAAGGGCTTTACGGAAAAATTCTGGTATGCAAAAGATTTGGATGAATACATTGATAAGTTGTAAGATAGATTTTTCTTGTTATTTTATTCATGATTATTAGGTTGTTAGTTGAAATGTTTTAAAACAGAAAATCCCCACTCGGCTGTGATAGCTGGGTGGGGATTGTGATTATTCTTCATTCAATTATTTGAATTTAAACCAATAATAAACCCTAAACAAAAAATGCTTATCGCCTTGGTGATGCGATGGTCTCTGATGTAATTGGCATCATCAACCCAATTTTATTGAGCATTGCATTATCAATGCGCTTATCTACCCAATAGTCATTACCACTGCTCATTATCTTCTTTGCCAGTCTAATCTTCATAAGCCACGTTCAAATCCTATGTTAATAAAATATTCATTTATCTCTT